GAACGCATGTCGTTCCTGTATCAATTCCTAGCTATTTTAAAAATAGTGATAAACCTAAAATTCCAGTGGTATCAATTCTTACAAGAAATCAAGGTGATGCTGCTAAAATTGCTAAATCTTTTTACTTACAATTCCCAGTATACAAATGGATTACCTTCAAAGAATTAAGAGGGTTGCCTAGAAAACAATTCGCAAATGAATTGGCTAAATCTTGTTTGGCTGTTTGGGTTGATGACCAAGCTGGTTTTGGTACATTCCCGTTAGAAGCTATGGAATGTGAAACACCTGTAATTGGTAAAATGCCAAATCTTATTCCAGAATGGATGGAAGTTAAGGATTCTGAAGGAAACTATTCAATTAAAAATAACGGTGTGTGGACCAATACAATCATCAACATCCCAGAATTGATTGCAACATATATCAAAGTTTGGTTGGAAGATTCAGTACCTAGTGAAATGATTGACAGTATCAAAGAAAGCAAAGGACAATACACTGGTGAAAAACAAAAAGAAGTTTTATCAACAGTATATAACACCATGCTAGAAGGAAGAATTGCCGAATTTAAAAATATCATTTCTAATTTGGAAAAACAAGCTAAAGAAGCATCAGAAAAAACTAACGCCTAATTAAATTAAAATACAATGGGAGAAAAAACAAATATTTCAGTTATTTTACCAGTTCATGAATTGAACGAGGAAACTAAAACACTTTTTAACAATGCAGTTCAAAGTGTTAAATTACAAACAATAAAACCAGATGAATTGGTTATTGTAGTACCTAAAGGTAGTGATGTAGCCACATACGTTAAGTCATTAGATTTTGGTGACTTTAAATCATACATAACAATTGCCGAAAACGATGGTGATACAGACTTTGCCACTCAAGTTGATTTTGGTGTTAAAACATCTAAATCAGAGTGGTTTAGCATCTTGGAGTTTGATGATGAATATGCTAACATATGGTTTAAAAATGTGGTTGAATATAGAGCAGCCCATACAGATGTTGAAATTTTTATGCCTATCGTTGTAGATGTTGATGCATCTGGTCAGTTTATTGGTTTAACCAATGAAGCTGTTTGGGCTCAAAGCTTCTCAGATGAATTGGGAATTTTAGATAACAACGCTTTGTTGGCTTATCAAAACTTTAACATTGATGGTATTGTAATGAAGAAATCAGTATACGAATCATTTGGTGGTTTTAAATCAAGCATCAAATTAACTTTCATTTATGAGTTCTTGTTACGTATGACATTTAAAGCTGTTAGAACAATGGTTATTCCTAGATTTGGTTACAAGCACGTAAATCAAAGACAAGGGTCGTTGTTTGCTTCTTATAAAGAAACTCTAAACCCTACTGAAGCCAAATGGTGGTTAGCACAAGCTAAAAAAGAATACTATTTTGCCAAAGACAGAAAAATAACGTATACTGAACAAGCTGTTTAAATGGTTAAAAGAGGACGCAAAAGAACAAACGAAATGTATTTTGGTCCAGATGAAGAAGAAGCAGTTATTAAATTTTTAGAATCAACAGACGAAACAGAAAGGAATCAGATTTTTAACGAGTGGTTGAAAGCACCACTCGATAAAATGATTGAGTCGATAATTAGAAGGTACAAATTATATAGAAAGGGTGAAACATTTGATGAACTTCATAGTGATACCGTATCTTTCTTAATGACAAAAGTACATAAGTTCGAGAGAGGAAGAGGTAAAAAAGCTTATTCTTATTTTGGCACGATAAGTAAAAACTATATTTTAGGGTTGCTTATCAAAGATGAGAAATACATGAAGCAGACAGCTTCTTATGAGGATATTTCCGAAGATTTAGAAGAGAGAAGTGACATGACTTATATTATGGATGAGGAAGTCTTTTCGATGGACACATTTATAAAAAAAGTAACGGATGGAATCAAAGAAGAACTCAATGATGAAAACCACCTACCGAAAAAGAAACTAAGTGACAACGAGAAAAAAGTTGGGTATGCCCTAATAGAAATTCTTGAAAACTGGGAAACAGCTTTCGAATCAATGAATGGTGGTTCAAAGTATAATAAAAACTCCGTATTGGAAACCATGAGAAACTATACCAATTTATCAACCAAAGATATTCGATTGGCCATGAAACGATATAAGGAGCTTTATGAGCTTTTAAAAAATCATGGTTTATAGAAAATTGCGATAAAACCAGTTTCCAAGGTATTTATAGTAAAACAAATAACCATGCCAAGAAAGAAAAAACAAGATGTAAAAGTAAACGATACTGAGTCGTTAGAGGGTCTTATGCAAGAAACCTATAATGACGCTTGTTTACAAATTACCGATGCTCAAAAAACAATTAATGAGCTATCTGCAAGTGCCACTCCAACCGATGTGGATGATTTAACTAAGATTACCAAAGAAAAGGCTGGTCTTTTAAAAGTTAAAGATTCTGCTATTAGGGTTAAATTAGAATTGGCCAAATTACAAAGTGATATTATTAAAAGTCGTGGTGATGCTGATACCGCTATTTCTGAAAGAAGTAATGGTGCAGCATCATTAAGTGATTTTAAATCAATTAGAGAAATGCTTAAAAACTCTAATACGGATAACGAAACCGATATTGATTAATCATGGCAATAATTGATAAGAAAAAAAAGGTTTTTGGTAAGATTGCGGCTGCCAAGACTTTAACAGAAGGAATGCCTAAGTTAAAGTTAAGCTCGTCATTCCCTTCTATCAATAACAATGGAGATTCCATAACTTTTCTTACCGACCTTATCAAATCTTTGGTTGGTTACGAAGCTTTGGTTAGTGCTGTTGTTGATACGCTGACTCACTCTATACCAAAAATCGAACATGAAATAAAAAAAGCTTTAAAGGTTGAACTAAAATCAATTGTAAGTTGCGGTGTTGACCCACATTTACCATTATGGATACAATCTACTGGTAGCGGTATTGTAATTGAAGTTAATAAGATTGACTTCATGGACATTTTAAGGACCGACCCAAACTCTGTTGGTGGTAAATTGCTTTACAATGATGTTACAACCCCACTAACAAACAGTAGTGATTTTAATACTTTCTTATACGGTGTAATTCAAGATGATGGTAACACATATACGTGGCGTAATATATTCGACATTACTTTTAATTCGTTAGGTACAGGTGGTAATCCAAACAACACGTTAACCATCAAAGCAAACTCTTCTTATAACCCAAAAACACTTACTGACCTAAATAATGATTTTATTGACAGCTTAACACTATTAAGCACTGAAAATATCGTCAATAAAATAATGGATGTTATTTATGGTTCCATTTCTTCAACAATAGGTAAATCTTTAAAACAACTAGAAAATGAAGCTCAGATAAATAGCATTGTTGATAAAATGGTCAATAACGTTAATAAAAACCCTATAAATGATTCAGCTTTCTCTTTTACCAAAGAAGAAACATATTCACAACAAATAGAAGCTCTTAATAGAAAAAAAGGTATAGCGGCTCTTAATGTTTCAAGCGTAGTCCCATCAAGTGTTCCAATAAGTAGTCTTACTAGTTTTAACACTGATATGAATGCAGCCACGACATTACTACAAAAGAAAGATGCGTTGACCAGCAACTTAAATAAAATGGCTAGCTTTAGTGCTTTAAATGTTCCAAATAAAATTGACGTACCTACAGTAAAGTTGAACTTCATTCAACAAATTATTAGTAGTATGGTTAAATCTATTATTAACATATTTTTATCACCAAAAGTTATTTTTTCATTTGTGATAAACTATAAAATAGTTTACGGTCCAACGGCAACGTTTACGGATGCTATTGATTTTATCAAAAAGAATAAAAATTTGATGAATTCAGTTATGAAAGTAATTGCTCAAGAATTGATTAAAATACTGTTGTCAATAGCTTTAAAAGAAATAGCGTCTTTGGTTGCTGAAGCTATAGCAAAAAGACAAAAAGAAAAATCAGTCAACAAACTAGCACAGTTACAAAGCCTTATAGGTGTACCAACTGATACAATAAAGAAAATTTTAGAAAACTTAATATAATGGCAGATACAAAACCAATACCAAGTTCTGGCTTTAACCTATCATCAATAAATGGTGTTTTAAATCTTATTTTAAGTGCATTTTCAATACCACAAACACCAGTTGAACCATTGCCACCACCATTAATTATGGTTGGTGCTAAATTACGTCCTGGTTTATCAGCACAAAGTGTTGCGTCAGAAATCATCAGTAAACAATCAGATTCTGGTAGAGTTGTTGGTGACGTTTTTGCTGACGGACCAAATGTTGAAGAAGCTATGGAAGTTATTAGAGTAAAAGCAATCATGGACTCAATATTAAATGAAGCAAAAGTAGATGTTGTTATTCCACCAGGTGTTGCCGTATCTACTGTTGGTGTTGGGAATTTAGGTGCACCAGTTGTATCACAAGGGGCCACAACAGCCATGGCTATTGGTGATGGTATAATAAGATAATAAAAATAAAAATATGGACGATTTAGAAAACAAGTCAAACAACGAAATTCTTTTTGAAATCAAACAAATGGAAGCAGACTACGAAGCATTAAAATTAAAAATGCTTAAAGATTACGATAAGATGGAAGAAATAGAAAAAAGATTTGAAAGAGCTAATAAGATAATTTTGAAAAGATTAAAAGGTGAATAAATAAATGATTAATTCAACATCAAAAGTACTTAGAAACGAAGATAACTTAAATGATGCTATAAATATAACACCAATCATAAAGTATGGTGTTGTTAAAGCTATTGAAAGTGATGCTGGTCCATTGGTTAACAAGGGTTTAGGTAGAATAAAAGTGTATATCAAAGGACCGATTTCTCAAGGTGGTGATGGCGATACGACAGATGATAATTTGCCATGGTGTTTTCCAATGTTACCAAAACATTTATCTGTGGTTCCTAAAGTC